CTAACTTAGATGGAGTTGGCGGAATAAATGATCCGTCAGTTGTTTCGTATTCGTAAACTTCAATAGTATCGCCATCTTTTTGTCCAGCAGTAACTAAGACAAATCCTTCTTCACTGAAAGTATAATCTTTGCCATGGATCAGTTGCGAACCGTTTAAGTACACGTTGATTGCTCTACTCGATAGTTCTGTTAGATTAAACGGATTAGTTAGTGCATAAAATGGGTTGTCTGGATCTTCAACATCAAACTCAATACGATTAGTAGTTGTGTATCCAATCATATCCGAGAAGTAAAACGGCTGAGTCTTAATTTTATCTCTATTAAGATCCTGCAATAGTCTGTCAACGTGCTGCTTAGCCGGAGCGTCAATGCCTAAGCTTTCTGCTCTACTTAAGAAAGTTCTCTTAAATGTAGCATACTCGTTCTTGGCAAATTCAATTGATTTAACGATGTTGTACTCTTTGCTAGTAAAGTGATATAGTGCTAAGTTGATCGGACCACTGTGCTTTACAAATCTTCTTCCATAACGATCTACGTTTCCTAAGTCTCTTAGGTTTGACTGGCCAGGATACGTGCCAGTAAATTCACGAGTTTCTTCGACAATAGAACTAACATGGTCAATTGCTTCACCAAGTGTAAATTCGTTAATGTCTTCATTACTTGGATTTCTTTCAAAGTTGATTGGAAATTCGTAGAACCCGTTGTTATTCTTAGAGGTTGCTGAATGCGATTTCAAAACAATTTTGTCGTCTACAGCAACATCGCTATAGAATCGCACTAATGCTTTGCCATTAACTCTGTCGATTTCGTAATCTGCGGCTGCTGTTTGAATCCTGTTGTTTCTGTAAACACTTACGGCAAGATCGTTCAAGTCGCCTGCTCTATTATAAACATCAACTTCGAAGTTGTTTAGTTGAGGACCAGCAACATACTGTCTAACTACTTTTTGCTTAGTTATCTGAGCAACACTTGACCAGCCGTTGACCCACGCAAAATTTGTTAAGTCAGTGTACTTGCGCAGATTACCTTTGTTAGCTTCAACTGTAATAATTTCTTCATCGTTTTGAACTGTGAAGCTATCAGTTGTTAGATTAAATTCAAATAGTATGTCACCTGAGTTGTTAATATTCTTGTATGTTAATGGAAATCCTAGTTCTGGATCATTTGCTCCAGTACCTTCTTTGTACGAAAATACCTTCGTACCATTAAATGATGAACTGTCGAATGTTGCTAAATCACCATAGAAGTTTCCTTCTGGGCAACATAAGTCAAACAACGGTGCTTGGTTTACATTGTCTTTTTGCTGAGCTACGTTCCATACATCATACTGGTAATAAAATGCTGTGCCGCCATACGTATCACCTGTTCTCACAAATACCACTTCTAGATCCTGCGGAAAGGTGTCGCTAACTTCTTGTAGCGTAATTTGCGGAACGTTTCCAATTGTAACAAATTTAACTTCGTAAATGTTGCCTGTAACTAATATGTCAGTGTCAGCAGTAAACAACACTCGCATACCGTCGACTAAATCTACGCCGTCGATATTGTATCCAAAAGATCCTTCAATAGTTGAAAACACATCTTTTGTAAATGTATCAACTAAATCGATATCTTGCTTTGCTTCTGATCCAAATCTGTAAAGTTTTAGTCCTGCTTCAAATTCGATAATAGGACGCTTGGCTCTAAATGACTCGTCAATTACAACAGGAAGTCCGTTATATTCTAGGCTCTTTTCTAGAACATTTTTATGGAACCATCTGTTATAACGTGACCACGGGTTTCTATCTGGGCTAGCTCTGTTAACTACTAAGTAGTCTTTAGTTTTTGGATAAGCACTGGAATTTTCAAAAGGCAGTCTGTCATACGGAGTGCCGTCCCACGGTACAAGGTCGTCTTCAGAAAACGCATTTAGAAGAACTAGATCACTTTCTTTAACTAATCTTATTTGGCCGCCTACACCTTCCACATACCAAGCATCTTTTTCATATATTGCCGGGGTCACATCGCCTTGGAAAAACACTTTTAATCCGTTTGTAAATTCTACGCCGTTCGAACTTTTGTATGTTTTCTTACCGATAATGTCTTTATCAACGTCAAGGAACGTATTTTCTTCAATGTTGTTAATTCTCATTTGACCGCTTGTGTCGACGTTATTCTTTGAGATATAAAACAATCTGTCAGGTGCGTTAAGTGGAATAGTAAATTCAACTACTCCTGACTCAACGTATACTGTTGCCAACTCTTGACCGTCAGTTGCTTCTTTAGAAATGCCGTCATTGTAAATAGTGCTAACATTCTCGTCATCGCCAAACGATACTGATCCTGCGTCTGGCGTCACAATAAAGTCGCCGATGTCATAGTCGTTACCAAACAACTCTGAATCAAAAAGTCCCTGGCCTCGAATACCTTCACGTCCAGCTACTACGAGAACTTCTCCAGGCAGGAAAGTTCTCGATAAAGCAAATGCAATTGGGTGGCCTGGTGTATCAATTTCAAAGCGATACGTTTGTCCTCTATATAATTTTAGAGTCGGATTCTTTTCCAACGTGCTGTTAAAGACGTATGATGTGTTGTCGTCATCTTCTGCCAGAGTAACTGTATAAGTACTCACTACTTCCTTGCCTTGGCCGCGCACAGGAACGCTAATTGGTCCTGTAGGAGCCCAGTAGTACTCACGGAAGTTTACAAGCTTGTCCCAATCAACATTAGGGTTCCACGCATATGTTTCTTGTGCGTTTAATCTACTATGGTTGTCAACGTTTCCATTAAAGAACTTAATCTGGTTAATGTAGTCTGTATAATCTTTATAGAAGTCTACATTGTCGAGATTGTCTTTAACAACTACTGCTGGCTCAAATTGGTAATTTTCTCTATTGCTGCTTACATCTGGCACATAGCTATCTTTAGACGAAAATGCTTTCGCATCACGGCGTCCGTAAAACCCGTTTAGTTTCTCTGCGACACCAGGTTGAATTAACTGGTCAAGAGTTGCTTGTAAGAATTTGTTATTTGCTTCCGTTCTAAAGAACCTTGGAAGAAATGCTGAACTCTTTCTGTCGTCATTGTCAGGTGTTGGTAGACCGAACTCGTTTTGATCGTTTGCCATTACTTAAATTAACCTCCGCATTATGCGCTTTGTATGCCTGATGTGCTAGCTGATACACTTGTAATAATTGTGCCGTCAGCTCTTAAATTTGATGCTGTAATTTCATCAATTACTTCTACGTCCGAAACTTGTGCTGCATTAACAAAAATTTCGTCTACTTCTGATTTTATTTCAAACAAGCTACCAAAAGCTTTGTTTTCAGTTTTCGGAACAATAACAACAGAAACTAATTGCGGTGTAAGTGTGTTCATAACATATGCTGCTAATTCTTGGAAATAAAAGGTATCCCCGAAGTCCCAGTATTCTATACTAAAGAACTTGTTTACAGCGTCAATAACTCCGGCTTTAATCTTATTATCATTAACTGATAATGATTTATTTTTCACAATTTTAAAAGTCACTTGTAAATCATCTTTTGCCTCTTCGCCGAATAACGGCTTGTATTTAACCGGATGATAAATCACTTCGTCGCTGATTGACTTAATTCTATTGATGTCTGCACCATAACTTCTAAACAGTTGATCTGTACTCGGAGGAAGTGGCTTCGTAGTAGTTCCGCCTTGTAGATATTTTCTATACTCAATATCATAATTTTTAGTTAACACATACGTATCAATAATGTTACTCGATGCTGGATCAATTCTGTAGTTAGAGTCGGCAACATGGACGTAATGGAACTTTAATCCATCGCGGCCATAATAAGCACGGTAGTTGGTATTTGTAGTAACATTGTTTTTTGAAATGTTACTTTGCTTGAACACGTTTTCTGCAACTAGGTAAAATATCTGTCCATCTGGATAAGATGTTCTGTTCTTGTATTCATCGTCTGATCCGTTTTGAACAATTACAATTGTGCCGTCGGTATTACTAAAATACTTGAAGTCTTCTGTTCCGTCAGTTGTTAGGTACTTTTGCTGAAATACAATCTTGTCTTCTGAATTTATTTGTGGATCAACTAATGTATCAAACACTTCTGGATTATCGATAATTCCATCATTGTCGTCATCAAAGAAATCTATTTCAATTTTGCGAGTATCAACATAGCTGTCAGCATCCTTAAATGCATCAGTAATTGACCAGTTAAAATCTCTAGTAAGAGAATCCAGTGAATCAGGCTGTGTGTTAATGTTCAATACAGAGATTTTATCTTTTACAATTTGTCCAGTTCTTGGATTGTAAATCTTGTCTGCTGAATCAAAGAAGAATCTAATCTCGTCTGCACTTTCAAAAACATAACGCAGGTTCCTATAGGTCATCTCATATGATTCGCCGTCGGATTTGAAATACAGTAACCAACTTGCGTCAAGGTTTGTTCCAGTTACATCGCCTGCTTTACCAAGACTAAAATTGTTAATAGTGTTGATATCTTCTGCTTCTACAATAACCCAGGCGCGCTCTTCTTGATCGTAGCGCAGCGCAAAGTCTTTGTAAATAAATGCTCTATCAATAATTTGTACTTTTACGTCATTTGAAATTGTTCTTGAAAATATCGGAATGATTTGGTCAACAATTGCACCTGCTGGTATTACGTCGTTGACTACAATAGGTCCGAATCCGTCTAGATCAAGCTCTGTGCCATTTTCATATATCGACACAATTTTACACCATTTGTATTCCGATGCACCTTTTTTACTTTTGTTAGTAGTTAGTGTACCATCTGGCAAAAAGTATTGCGGATTGCCAGCTAGTGCAGGAGCAACAAAACGAATCAACGCATTCTTTTCTACGAATCGCAAATTGCTTTCTGTAAATGTTGATACTGCATAGTACGAATTCGTCGTTGTAGCAAAACGTCCTGTGCTTCTGTTTGTAGCAGTTGACACTGGATCCCAAGTTGCGCCTAATTCGTCAACAAACACATTATTGTAATTCTTGAAGTAATAGTTTCTCATATTCTTCGACGACAGTGTTGGTTGTATCAGATTAAAGATTACACCTTCAATATCAGTTTGAGTTGCAAACTTAAATTTCTTCTTGCTATTAAATTCTTCTCTATATAATACACCGTCGTCAGCAAACAAGCTAGTATTTGAATACTTTCCTGTTGGATCTTTCAGATCGTAATACTTACTAATGCCACTTGAAATTCTGTTAACACTTTTAGTCTTAATGATATCTTGACTAATACCGAGAGGACCAATATTATAATCCTCGCCAGTAATCAATCTATTTTGAGTATAATAAGTCGAAGGAGCGTTGGCTTTAATTTCGTTATTGGTCTCGCTAGTAGTTGCATTTGACACAGTGTACTTCAAACTCATACCAACGGTTAATACTTCTCTACTATTGCTTCTGCTTATATACGGAATTTCAATTGTAATATTAGACATGGAATTAGGGCTAACAACAGAATTTCGATTGTCTGTTGTTCTATAATAAATCTTAAAGTTACCCGATGGTAGGTCTCCAAACACGCCATCACTAAATACTAGGTTAATTCTATCATCAGTTCTTGTTGTAACAGCATAAACATTTCTTACGCCGCGGAATAAGCTATTGTAAATGATGTTGTTACCTTCAACTGCATCAAGCTTTGTCCATAGTCTGTTTTCTTGTCCATTTGAGTCAACTGTATAAAGCCACACGTCTGAGTCGTTGATATTCGGAGTATCAATGTTTACAATTTGGTTTGGAATTGGATTGTTGATCGAGAACGTGCCTTCTTCTAATTCTCCCTGACGGAAGTGCATAAAGAATCCTGTATTTGAACTACCGGCACCTTGGCCATCATCTCTATACAAGAACGACGGAGAATTTCCTAATAGGGGAGGTTCTTCGACAATTGATCCATTTGAGATAGCTGTACTTACAATTTCAAACTTTGTAGGAACGCCTTCGACGTTTCTTGTAAAGCTGTATTTTGGAACTTTGGTGTTTGTTGCGTTAAAGCGGTACTGTTCAGTCGAAACGTTTTCAATTCTTTCCGAAGCAAGTGGACGTCCAATGCTGTTGTTAACAGGAAGCGCAGAGTTTAGCACTTTGACAAACTGCTCAAAATAGTTGGCATTTGCTCTGTCATTCCAGCGGATAGTTGATCCCGACAAGTTAATTCCTGAACTGTCAAAGACTGATTCAGTAGTTGTAACCGTTTCAATTTTCAACAACCCGTTTGCTGACTGGTTTCTTTTTGGATTGTAAGAAATTAGTCTAGCAAGTCGCAATATGCTTTCGCGGCGTTCAGCAGTTTCGAGGAAGTTTTCTCTCGCATTTAAGTCAACGCGGAAACTTAGGTTTTGGCCCAAGAACGCAATCAAATCAATTAACGCAAGGTATTCAGAGCTTTCAATGTAGTCATTGAAATCTTCCGGATAGTTTTGACGTAGATAGTTAATCATTGTTCTACGTAGATTGTCAAAGTCGTAGCTCTGGAAGTCTGCGTTTCTGAATGATTGGTATATTGTTTTCCAGTCTTGTGTAACTAATAACCTTGACTGTCTGTCAGTTGAAGACATGCGATTTCCCTTACTCTATTATAAGGTATTTATCATATTTTAATATAAGAGTATTTTATTGTATCAGGGATTGATCGAAGCGAAATAACAGCTCTTCTGAGATATTATAAGGCAAATAACTTAGGGTGCAACTTACTTCAATGCCGCTGTCATAGGTGTCTACAAAGATAGATTCTACTTTTACTCTTGGATCATAATTTATAATTTCAGTTACGTCAGTTACTATAGCATCTCTTATGTTATTTGTAAATGGCTCAAATAGCACATCCCAAATAATTGTTCCAAATTGCGGATCGTTTAATTTTTCGCCCTGTCGTATGTGAAAGTGATTGATGATATCTTGCTTAATAAGTTCGAAATCATACAGCGCAAAGTTTTCTGTGTTTTCACTTACGCTAGAAAAGCCTCTATAGGTTCTGCCAGGTGCCGCTTTCTTTGGCCCTGATTCTACTTTAACTCTTTTATATAGGTTTTTCTCTAATCTACTCATAACGTATTTAGCTCGCAGGCGGACACTTAGATATTGTAGTACCGTCACTGAATACTACTTTCATAGGACCAGGAATATCAGGAACAATCTCTACAACAATAATATTATTGATTTTATCAAACTCTTCGTTTACCCTATAATCACCTTTAGGTATCTTGGATTCTTTTTCTTCAATTTTAGCCTGTAGCTCATTATTGAAAAATACAACAGCCTTGACACAAAAATCATTACCATTGAATGGCACTGGAGCAGGTGCTGTAGCAATTGGCTCGCCGCCTGTAAAGCTGTCATTGTTTGATGTAGTCGATGTTTTATCTTCTTCAAACTCAGCAGGTTCCCTTTCGTCAAAATCTTCAACTACTTCATGTTGGGGTGTTGTTTGATTCCTTGGATCATTAGCATCAGGATTACTCGGTGGCGCTGCCTTGTTGATTGATTGCGGAAGTGGCTTGCTAGTCAATGTAGTTGCTCCAGAGCCGTCGGGCCTAGTGTTTCCAAATTCCGATATATAACTAACTGGAGTTGGTTGTTTAACTTCAACTTCTTCGATGCCGCCCGGTGTATTGACTTTCTTGTATTGCTTAGTTACTTGTTGAGGTCCTCCAGGAGTATTGACGGTTTGAGTCTTTTCATATACGCCATTTGGCAGACCATTTTTAGTACCAGGAGTATTATTGCTCGTAACTTGAGCCTTTTGATCATCTGTAAAGCCGACTGCTCCAATATCATCATCGGGCACCATGCCATTGCCGTTTTTAAGACCTAAGTTAGCGCCGGGTGCTGTTCCGTTAAGTAATAAGTCTCTAACTTTCTTGCCTGTTCTAAAATCATATCTATCGTCTAATGGATCAATTTCTTCGTACACATACGGAGTATCTGCTTGGGGCAAGATGCCTGCGTAATCTTGTTGTATTTGCTCAGTTGCACTTTGAAAATTTGTTCCGCCGGCTTGTATTCTCCGCTGGGCTGCGGCAGTGTAAGGAGAACCTAGTCCGTAGTTCTGTCCTCCACCAGCTCTAATTGTTGCTTGAGATTTAGGAGAAATGCCCTGTACTGGATACGGGCGTGCCGATACACCTAATGTAACTGTGTGTTGGGTTCTTTTTCCATTGCGTCGATATTGTCTTAACTGATCTGTATAGATCTCAGGAGAGCCTCTTGCTTTGTTAACCGCACCTTCATAATAACTTTGTCCAGTTTGGCCTTTGTTGCCTGGATAAGGCAACGGAATGCCTGCCCATACTTTACAAAGATTAAAATGAAACGTTTGATCAGGTGTCTTGTCAGGTCCTTGGCCGGCTGCTTGCCAAGTTCGCAGTCCTGCTCCTTCTAATAATTTAAGAGCAAGCAAGTCTTGGGTTACATCATTAAAAATAGTGTTCAGGCTCATGCCTGTTTTTTTAACAGTGCGCTGAAGAGTTTCGTATACAAATTGATATCTACCGACCGCTTGCCAAGATACGCCCTTTTCTTGAATTCTCTGTTGTTGATATTGATAGATCTGAGCAATAGTAAATTGTATTAACCTTGGCTCCCATCCTCCGTACACACTCATATACGGGCTTGGTGCGCCGTGGTGTTGTTCAGGTTTAGCAACTAATCTTAAAACTTCGTATTCTTGTTCGTATATTGTATATTGAACTGACATATTAGCCGCCTTCCATGATCTGTCTTAGCCACGTAGGAGTACTTCTATATCTAGCGTTTCTGCCTCCCCAAGTGTAAGCAGCACTTACGCCCGGTTGGCCTTTAGCAATATCAAGATGTATGCCTGTGTTGCCCATGTATCCGTTGCCTGCGCCAATTGCAGTAGCGCCTGCGGATCTAGCTGCTTGAACAAAGGTTTTAATAATGCCTAAGTGATTGCTGTTTGTTGTGTTTAGGCGCTGGCCGTCGTTATAAAGCCATACGTCAGCAGCATAACCATTATCGTGCCTACGACTGCCTGTTCTGCGCTTACCAGGAGGTGCTTCTTGACCGCCACTAAAGACAACAACTTCAACTTTAGCTTTGTTAGCAGCAGCATCAAGTATTTGAAGTAGACCGTCTTGTATTGGTTTGTTGCGAGTTTGGCCGGAATAACCCTTCATATAAGTAACACTCGGAGTAGTCTTACCAGTAGCTGGTCCTGTTGGAATAGCTTCTTTTCCAAGACGCTCATATGCCCCTACGTTGTATCCTGTTTGACCGCTTGTTCCTGCTACCACAACGCTGCTCTGTAGTGCTGCTTTATTTTTCAAGAATGTGTCAGGTGTTAAGATTCTATCAGCATTTTTGAGTGCGCCGGGGCGTTCTCTGTCAGTAAATTCTGACTTAAACATAATAGGATCTAGGTTTTCGTGTTGCGCCCAAGGTTCGTGTTGCGGTGCTCTTGGAACAATCGTGTCATATTCGATAGTAACTTTTTCACCCGGTAGTCCATACTGACCAGTAAGTGGCGTTAGCTTGTATGTCTTGTCAGCTGGATCTGGATTCTGCGGACTATTCTGTGTCAAGAACGCGCTAGCGTCTTTTGCTTGATCTGCGATTGCAGCGGTTGCAGCACCTTCGTTAAGTCTAATATTCGGACCACCTTGTATTCTAATATCACTACTTGACAATATATCAATTTGTCCTTCGGATGTGATTTTAGTTGCACCTTTTGTGTTTACATCTAGGTTACCTTCGGTATATTTTAAATTGCCGGAGAATACAAATTCATTGTTGTTTCCTTCAACTCTTAACGAATTAGTACCGTTGACTCTTACGTTTTTATTTGCCTCAACTGAAGTATTAAAGTCGTTGCCGATTGTAAAGTTGGAATTATTTGATACCTGGGCAAAATAGTCTTCACATTGGTCTACCATAGTATGCTTGGCTTTTCTGTACCAGTTAATTCCAGCAGTTTCGTGTACACTATCTTCAGCTCTTTGATAAATGCTGCCTTTAGCATACAAATGCATATCGCCGGCAGTTTGTAAAATTAAGTCAGCGTCGATATCAAGTTTAACTGCGCCTTCTGTTATTTCAAAATGCGTGCTGTTCACTCCTGAACTTATTCTTGAACTCGACAACGCTTCGATTACTACTTGACCATTTCTGATTTCATCATCAACCTCATTGTTATAATAATTCTTTTGATGATCAGGCCAGCGGCCATCTGCTCGCATATTAATGTTTCTGCCTGCTTCCATATTAATGTCGCGTTCAGCAGTTACGTTAAAGTCAGCGTTAGTCATTAAACTAATGCTGTCCTCGGCGTGAATATCAATCTTGCCATCCGACGATAATTCAATCCAAGCAGTTCCTCGACTGTTAGCAATATAGATTAAATCTTCTGAATTATGTAAAACAATCTGATGTCCTGTTCTAGTTCTAAAGCGCATTACTTCATTTTGCGGGATAGTTTCGTCGCCACCTTGATCGCCAATTTCTTTGTTAACATATAGCGGCGGGCCATCTGCCGGGTGAGTTGCTCTGACAAATTTGTCATCGCCGTCATCCATTACAAAGCTACTTCCGCCTAATCTGTTAAATGGTACATCAGCTTGTTCGTCGGCATGGCCGTACTTTGTCGTAGGGCGGCCCTTACGTTTATCCATCGGACCTGGCGTTGATATACCAAATACCATACTTGGTACTTCACGTCTTGCACTCGAGGTTGTTGTTCCTCGAGCCTCATCAAAAATTAAACCTTGTACTTCTAAGATTTCTGTAAAGTCTTTGTTATACGGCTTTGGATAAAGTGTAGGATCAACTGCTTGACCTTGTTCAATAGTTTTGTTATATTCACCAACAGGCACCTTTAATCCTTTTAGATTTTGTGGCGTTGATTCCGTTGTATTAGCAGTACTTGCTCTAGGATCAGGCATAGTAAAGTTCATACCTGTTTCAGGTATGCACCCGATCCAATATCCATAGGCGCTGTGTCCTTCAGCAAAAATAACAAGTACCCTTGCTCCCGGATCCGGAGGAATCATCCACATACCGTAACTTTTTTGTGTGCTTTGGAAATCGTCATTTGGTGTTAGCCCCTTAAACGGTGTTACTCCGTAAAATGGCGACAAATATCTCACTGTTAGCAGTTGGCCTGATCTCTCTGGAACACCACTAGTGCCGTTTACTCTTAGTAATTCAACTTCTAACGTTCCCATACCAAACGGATCAAGATGACTCACTACTATAGCTTCATAAGGACCAGTGTCCTTGATTTGTCCGTCTTTAACTGGAAATCTTACGTATTGCATTATACACCTTTACTTTTAATTATTTGATTTAGAACGGTCCAGTGCTGCTTCCTGGCCGCCTTACTGGTGGGCGATTTCCTGTTACTATACTACCGTCAGTAAGTATAACAGACTGTACTCCATTATTTTCAAAGCTACCAGTCTGCAGAAGTTGTCCTTGAGCTAAGCCTGGATCAACTTGCGCGTTGCCAAAACCTACTCCGGAATTATTTGAAAAAGCATTATCTACATCTGATTGAGTAACTACCATATTAGGATTGATAGTGTTTGTATCAGATGCCAAGCCCCGGCCTTTTGCTGAAATTCCTGAGTTTCCAGTAGTACCTGTTCTGTCATCAAAATTCTTTCTAATTAGCTTTAATTCTTGCGTAAATTTACCACCACTAAATTTGTTTGTTGCTGCCCAGATATGATATATTCCATGGAACGGTCTTGATAGTTCTGGAAAATCCATTACAAAACCGTTAACAGGATAATCTAGCGGAGTTTTGAAATTAATATTACACCAGATTTCTTCTCTTACACTAGGCATACCTAATTCGCTGTTTATCAGTTTTGAACGCTGTGGTGCAGCATAGTTTCCAAGGTCAGTTGGAAGGTAATAAGGATCTCCCCAAATTTCCATATTAGCAGTAATCATATCAACTGGCGAATTAACAATAGCGTTATGCACATATTCTGTAATTTCCATCTTTGCACTCGTTGTTAGATCTCGTCGCTTTCCGCCTAATGTAAAGAACTCGTGCCTAGGAGTAAATCCTAGAAATTTAGCACCTTCTAAATCGTTAGTAGCAGACGCTCCTGATTGCTTTGAAGGATTCTTTTCGGCAGAAGGACTGTCAGTAGTTTTTGCTGTTTGGCCGGATAAATCTGTACGGCTATTTCCAATGTCGCCCTTTACTGCTTGAAAGTAAGCGAAATTAAAATTGATGTCAAAGTTAAGAACATCTTCGTTTTTTCCGGTATAATAGTAGTTGTACTCCTTTGCCGCTTGTTCCTTAAACAATGCTGCACTATTTCCTACTTCTCCTGTTCCTGCTATCTTAGCTTCGTCATAATAATACGGATGAACTGCATAAACGTAAACTCTTGGATGTCTGCCAAATTCTCTTTCAGCAGCATTATTTTTTTCTGTAAACACAGATGTTTCAATTCTAAAGTACAGTTTGCGGCCGTCACCATTATCCTCGTCGGGTGCGTCTCTAATTACCTTGGCGTTTTTAACTGTTTCTGTAATAAGGTCAGTAATTGCAGTATCGGCGTGAAATTTTACACTTCTTGCTTGAGTAGTATTTGCTGGTTCTTGACTTCTATCGTAGAGTTGCTTTTCTATTGACCAAACTGCTAGCGGTCTATTAGCGTTAGCATCAGTGCCGTCTGCAATATCAGAAACAAATTCACTTTCGCCAATTTCATTAACGTTATCAAACGCCCATGATCTTAAAAATTTATACATTCCGTTAATTGGTGCGCCTGGGCCCCCAAAAGCATCAAGCTGTTGTGCTTCGGAGACTTGTATGCCCCGGTTCACCCCAAGAGCCACGCCGCCTGCTATATTTTCTGTTAATTCTGTTGTAGATCCCGATATTCTATTTTTAACTGCTTGATGTAAACTATCGTGATTAGGAGGGAAGCAGATTAAAAATCTGTCAAACTCACTAGCAACGATTTCATTCTTTTCTGCTTGTTCCATTAATGCGTTTAAGCTATTAGTTACTGAATTATCAGCCGTTAGCAATAGTTCATGCGGGCTTTTGCCTGAAGTTTCAAGTGTAGTCAGAGTCTTGTTAACTCGGTCCTCGGTTGCTAAGTCACTTGTAACCACTGCTTCTACATCGTAAGTACATCCTGCTCCAGTAACTTGGAATTGCATATTAGTAATAGCCATAGGTATATATCTAGGAACAGCAAAGTCATTTCTAATTTCGGCGCCGTATTCGTCCCATCCAATAAATCCAATTCTCAAACAATAATAAGCTTTGAGGTGATTTTGATATCCTGCTTGGGCTGCTCCCGCGACCATCGTTTCTAAGAACTTTCCCATACTATAAGGTTCAGTTACCTTAAAGCTTATAGTTGTACCAAGTGCTAAACCTGTGTTTGGATTAGGGGCTAGAACGCTATCAATTTCTAAATCGTCAATAAAATATTCCAAGTACTCTGGCGGAGATTCTTCTGAAATAGTTACTTTATTTTCGTATTCGCCGCCGCCGCTTTTTAACAAGTTGTACTTAAATGTGCCTCTTCCTCTGTACAAGGAAGGGTCGTTCATTTCAGCATGATCAAGTACACCCATAGTTACAATATAGTTGTAGGTGTTATAATCTCGTAAAACATTTTTAAGTTTTGTTGATCCATTAAACCCTGTTGTTGCCACGGCCGCAGGTACTGCTGATGCGTTTGACGCACTGTTTAGATTTGACTGAAATGCAGCCGAGGTATTGTCAATATAGTTAAACAATCCGCCTACTGAATTGCCTACTAGATTGTTTAAGTTTCCAGGAGTAATATTCAAATTTTGGGAGAAGTCATTGACTGTATTAAAAATACTACTAATGGGTCCTAGCAAGCTGTTTAATCCACTTTGCACTAAATTATTAAGAGTATTATTCAGCGCACTTGTTAGTTGCTGAGGATTTGACAATAGATTAGACACCGAATCAACTGTGCTTACTACATTGTTAACCTTGCTTGTAATACCTGTAATATTTTGATTCACTGAACTTTGAATGTTGTTAAACCCACTAGTTAGATTTCCGGCTGCTTTTTGGAATACCGGAATATTTGTGTTTAGTAAGCTTTGGTTAATATTACCTACTGCACCATTTAGTGTAGATGAAACTGCACTAGTGACTCCAGTAATATTGTTTATTGCACTTTGCGCTTGATTAGAAAAGCTATTTAATTGTCCGCCAATTTTAGGCAATCCTGCTGATAACGAACTACCAATAGAATCTGACAAATTACCTGTGTTAACAGTAATACTTGCTACTTCGCCGAGTATGTTTTGAACTCGACCAAGTGAATCTACTATTTGTTTATTGTTAGTTAATAACTGGTTCGAAAAGTTATTAACAACCTTGTCAACTTCGCCGGTAATACTAGATGTAAAATTGTTAATATTACTTAATGGTCCAGCAATTGAGCTATCGATGGTATTAGCAATCTTAGCAATGTCGCCGCCGAAATTATTTAAATTCGGAATACTTGAATTTAAATTGCGCACTGCAGAATTAAGATTTGAGTTAACTGTTGTAAAGTTTGAACTAACTGACTTTAAGCTGCTACTAAAATTTGAACCAATACTACTTAAATTAAATGCCATTTATAGTCCTAAGCTTTGTTTTAAGTTTTGTTCTTGTGGTAGATATATTTGCGTCCCTGCTGTGAAATCAAATACAGGATCTTTAATTGTATCTGGATTTCTCTGAGCAAATACCCACCAAAGATTCTTTGTTCCGTATAAGTCAAATGCTAGCAAGTCTGGTCGATAAGTGTACGCTGTCGTAACAGTGTATAATATATCATCCTTTGCTGCTGGCACAGAAACAACCTTCAATATATCTAAATATCCCGACTGCGTAATGTCAGTTTTTGAATATGGGCTAAATGATTTCATTAACTAAATCCCTCTGGTCCGTTAACAAATGCTCCATCTGCAAAGTCTTTCAAACTAAATTGAGAATGACTGCGGCGGGCATAGTTTGGTGTACAAGTTACTGATATTGTGCTGTGTGTTGGCACGTAATTTGGCTCTTCGCCGTTGACTATTGTACAAGGCACATAGTCAACGTTACTTTGTAAGTCAACTGTAAAGTTGGTAATAAGAACCGGAATATTGTTTAACACATACTTTCCGTATCCGTTCAATCTCGACAGCGGAGGTGGTGCTCCAACGTTAGATCCATTGCCATAAAACATCTTCGTAATTGTTCTTAAGAAGTGAATACTAGCAATCCAATATCTTGCATCAGAGTCGTTCTCAACATAAAAGTCGCCGGTGATTGTAATATCATCAACTTGGCTGTTTTGATAAGCATGAAATGGATAGTTTGTATGCGTTACTGCAATGCTATCATAATTTGCTCGCTGACTTAACAGTACAACAGGGTTAAACGGAAATACCATTCTGCCCCCTGTTTGTGTTACCAACGGATCAAGTACATATCCGCCGGATATTTGATCTGGAACTTTTAAGCTAACTCGCCAATCGCCTTCAGCAGCATCAGCAATGGCATTACCGTTTCTAACACTTGCAATTATCTGATCAGGTCTTGCTGGGTTTGCTCCAGCATTAACACCTTGCAAGGCGTTTTGTGACATCCTAGATGCAGTACCTAGATTCTTTAATCCGTCTCTAGTACCTGAAATAATGTTGTCAATTGCTGCCGTTGCGGATCGTGCGTTGGTAATTGCCCTAATAGGCGTAGAAGACACAAAGGCATCTAATGCCCGTGCTCCTGCTTGTATCCCTGTGCTAAAATTTGTAATAGCACCAATAATATTAATAGCCAATTTTTCATTCTCCTACTACGTATTTAGTTGACAAAATTAAATACATACATTATAATAAAGTAATGATCGGAGAATCAATTGAGAAAGAAAAAATATCTTAATAACAAGGACTTGCTAGCAGAAATTCATAAATCAAAGGATTCGTACAACTCGTACACAGAACCTGATTATGCCAATTTTGACATCATATTACTTGACGTTGACAAGATTAACATTAGGACTATTGCTGAAGCAAAGCGCAATAAAGCCAAGCTTCAAAGTAGCGCGGAATATGAGAGACGCAAGCTACTAGGTGAAAAAGTAAAACAAGCAGAATGCGAGGTTGACTACAAATCTATTACCAAAGAAGAAATTATTTTTCGAGTAATGACGTTTGATCACATACCTGAAGAACCAGGTCGCAAGAAGAACCCAAAGACAGTTGCTGACACAAAGACCAAGCTAAACTTTCCACCGTTTCATCACTATAAATTCAACGACGACGGTGAGTTGATATGCGTCGGAAAAAGTCATTGGGTCGGCGGTATGGAGAACGGACACTTCTCGAAAGACCACGGCAAAGCAACGAACAGTTTAGCTATGATGTGGATGAAGCTTGTGGACAGATATGCCACTCGAGGCAATGTTAGAGGTTACACTTACAACGATGAAATGAAGGGGCAAGCCATACTTCAGCTATCGCAAATTGGCCTTCAGTTCGACGAATCAAAATCTAATAATCCGTTTGCTTATTATACCGCTGCGGTAACAAACAGTTTTGTAAGAGTAATCAACTTAGAGAAAAGAAATCAAAATATCAGAGATGACATTCTTGAGATGAATGATCTCAAGCCTAGCTACACTCGACTACATGCCGGAGAGTGGGATGCAGCCATTAGACGCAATGAAGAAGCTGCGCCTACTGGAGTGTCAGGCAAAAAAACTAGTTGACAAAAGTCTTTTATTATCATATACTTAGTGTATATAAGGAATAAAATTTTGTTCAAAAAAGCAGCCGTATTTACGGATATTCATTTTGGTATGAAAAGTAACTCACGCACTCACAATCAAGACTGCGAAGACTTTGTTGACTGGTATATTGAAACTGCAAAAGCCAACGGTTGCGAAACTGGAATCTTTTGCGGTGACTGGAATCACAACAGAAACAGCCTCAATCTTATGACTATGGATGCAGGCATTAGAAGCTTAGAAAAATTAGGCGCAGCCTTTGATAACTTTTATATGTTTGCTGGCAACCACGACCTGTACTACAAGGACAAACGTGATATTAAATCAACTGAGTTTGCAAGACTAATTGATGGTATCACGTTTGTCGAAGACATAACTGTAATCGAAGATGTTGCCCTTGTGCCTTGGCTAATTAGCGAAGAGTGGAAGAAGGTAGCGAAACTTGATTGCAAATATATGTTTGGGCATTTTGAATTGCCAACATTCTTAATGAACGCAAGAGTAAGAATGCCCGATCACAACGATCTAAAATCAGAACATCTTACAAAACCTGAATACGTATTTTCAGGACATTTCCACGCTAGGCAGCAACAAAAGAATGTTCACTACATCGGCAATGCGTTTCCGCATAACTATGCCGATGCGTGGGACGACGACCGAGGCATGATGATACTTGATAGAGAAAATGACTTAGCACCAGAATTCATTAACTGGCAAGACTGTCCGAAATACAGAACCTTGA